CCCATTGATCGGAGGACTTGTGTGGTCTCAAACTCCTCTATCTTCTCTGGGTTCTGAACATTGAACGGAAAGGAGGCGATACTCAGGGTAGACCTGATCACGTCTGCTCCCCCTGCCCTCTTGAAAACGGTAGTAGGATCCATACCTGATTTTAGGACCTTATCTCCATTCCAGAGGAACCGTACAAAGTCACGGAATCGTGGATCGTTCTTGGTGTTCTCGACCTGCATTATCCAGCGGGCTGTATCCATATACATGTTCCAGTCCTGACGAAACCGTTCGTACCCTAACATGCCGGATAAAGCACGGTAAGGTGAGCGCACCCCTCTGCACAGATCGCCAATCTTATATCTCAAAGAATGCCATCTCTGTAGGAAGTGGGCTGCCTCTCTTGAAACGAACTGTTTCTCTGGAGAACTCGTTAGCCCAAGGTCTTTTACCACTTCGGAGAACTTCTCCGGCTCAAGGTCATCAGAGAAAAGAAACACCGAGTCGTCTCCTAACACCTCGAAGTCTTCTAATCGACAACCTTCATGGAATGCCACGTACTGACCCGCGATAAGGTTGGCGAGTGTGTCCCGCAAGTTTGTTAACACGGAACCACTTGGCATACCACCGTTCCGGCCCCCGAGCACTTCGTAAGGCACCACAATAGGGATGGTATCACTTACGTCCCCGAGAAGGCGTACACGTCTTGGCCCAGGATCACGAAACCACCCCGCAATGATATGATCTACTTGTTGTAGCAATATCCTGTGGAGTGAAGAATCAAACCCTGAGTAGTCCGCTGAAATAATCCTACGTCCATGGGCACGTGACAGTATCCGCGTGATCGCCACGTCAACATACACGTCCCCAAGCCAAGCGGAGAAACCATTGAATCGTTTGAGGTAGTCCAGGACAGGATACAATATAGTAGCACCCAAAATTGTTTCCGCATGGTCAAATCCCCAAACTACTCTTTGCTTGGGTACCTTATCCAGCCCAGCAGATTGTCCCCGCCAGTACAAGACAGCAGGATACATTTCATCAGGCTCATCAATAGACCTTGCCCTATCGAAGTAAGAGCTGGCATACCTACGGTCCCGGGTAAGCCAAGGCAAACCCAAAGACGTATCCTTAGGCATCAGCTCATAGGCAGCTTCGAATCCAGCAGGCTCCAGCTTTTGTGGCGGTATCAAAGAGGAAACAGTCTCCACTGCTTTCGCAAGGATCCGTGGATCAGCATTGAACTCCTGATTCCAATACTTCATCAGGTCAGCTTTCCTTTCACTGAAAGGAAGCATAATGGAAAAGGAGCCGATCTTTGCTTTCTCTTCCTCGTCGATAACCGTTAGTTCTTCAAACGCAGTGCTACCAATAGCTTCTTCAAGAAGCGCAATACACTCTTCACGTGGTCTCGCATCGTAAAGAGGAGTGCGGAGATCCTCTCCAAAACCATGATTGCACCGATACATGCTGTGGTTAAGGCGGACTTCAGCTTCGCTGGGAATCCCACGGCAAAGCTCAAGATAAGCCCTACCTTTCCGATCACCAATAGAATCGTATTCATCCATGCTTTCCTCCACCCATCGCCTGTGAAGGCGATGGAACTTCGGCCGTTCTCAGAGAATTCCGTACATCCCTTACGGTCTCGGCGGAAACACGGCCGTTACGCAGTTCAATGTGTTTCTTGTATGGGCGCGGAGGAAGCTTCTTCTTCTTCTTCCTTCGCGGAGGCTGAGACATGAAGGCAGCGCCACCTCCAGCCATGGAGGTACCCTGACCCTCAGGCTCACTTCCCTGAAGCCCACTTAACACTCCAGATACAATGGGGGCAATGGGTATCTGAGTGTAGTCAATGGTTGGTGGCTTGTAGTTCTCCACCCAGCTCCTAAACATATCAGCTGTCATAGGAGCTTCCCCGGATGGGGTACCACTTTCACCCTCCCGCATGTCCTCGATTGCACCTTCAATACCCTGGATGCCGCCTTTCAAACCCTTCCAAAACAGAGCAGTCGAAATTGGACCCATAAATGGCCAAAGCGCACTCCCTGCTTCAGCTGCTGCAGCACCACCTGCTGCAAGAGGTGCAACACCACCAATGGTGGCAGCTAGGTTTGAGATAGTTTCGGCTCCCGGTATACGGTCAACTACACCAACGGGTACATCTACGGCATGCTCCACTGTACCGGCTGCTCTTTCGGACCAGTTCTCTGCCCCGCCTACTCCAAACCAGTTCTCAGCGGCACTTCCCCCACCGCGAAGAAGACTAGTAATTGGAGCGGTTA